AAATAAGCAAAATGAGCTTTATTCCAGGATTTTTCTAACGCAGTTATCTGATGCGCATATGGTTTAGTTTTAAACTTGTAATTCATGATATTTTACTTTATCTTTCTATAAAAATGCATTATATCATGACTATAATTTAATTGTCAAGTAAAGAAAGATGGACACATCAGTATATGTAATACAAGAATTACCAGGAACTAGAATTGGTCAACCTAAATTTAATATTATGGGTGCAGCTAAATATGGTAAATTAAAAGTATTATTACCTGAATATTCTCAAATGGTACTGAGTCCAGGACCTTTAATACTTAAATTAAGATCTTTATTAAAGGATTATACTGAAAAAGATTATTTACTACTTACAGGTGATCCTGCAATCATAGGTGTAGCATGCTCTATTGCTGCAGATATTACAGGTGGTAAGTATAATCTATTAAAATGGGATAGACAAGAACAGGTTTATTATCCAATAGAAATTAATTTATTTGAGAAAGGACTTATTGAAGAAAATTAATTTATCCTACATCTTGACATATTTATAATTTTACATTATAATTAGTTTCATGAAAAAAATAGAAAGAAAACAAACAACAAACAGAAAGTAATAAAATGATAGAAAGTATGATTAACTTTGAAGAAGATCAGGCAGAGTCAATAACACAGGCTAATGATGCTAAATCTTTATCAGATCAAGTTATTAAATTAAGAAATCTTGAAGATAAAATTGCTTTAACAGAAACAATTTTAAAAAAACTTCAAGAAGAAGCAGGTGTTCTTTCCGGCGATGTCATTCCTACAATGATGCAAGAAATGAATATCTCAACTTTGAAATTAGCAGATGGTTCCGCTGTAGAAGTGAAACCCATCTACGGTGCTTCAATTTCCGCTGAAAGGAAAGAGGAAGCATTTAACTGGCTTCGTACAAACGGCCTAGGTGATCTTATTAAAAATGAGGTTACCGTTTCTTTTGGTCGCAACGAAGATAACAAGGCAATTGCTTATGCAAACCTTGCGGCAGAGAATGGATATCAACCTTCCCAGAAGTTAAAAGTTGAACCCATGACTCTCAAAGCATTGGTCAGAGAGCGTATCGAAGCTGGGAAAGATATGCCCTCTGATCTATTTAACGTGTTCGCAGGAAACAGAACAAAAATAACAAGGAAATAAACATGAACAAAGCACAAAGCACAATGGACCAAGGAACAAAAAAGTCCAACGCAGTATCCGAGAAAGTAGCTGCGGGAGCTTTAGCTGTAAGCTTCTTTGAAGCAGATGCAGATAAAGGTCTTGGTAATTTAGGTCATGAAGATCTAGCATTACCATTTCTTAAAATACTAGGGCAACTATCTCCAGAGGTTAACAAAAGAGATGGTAAATATGTTCAAGGTGCAGAACCTGGAATGATTTACAACTCTGTAACTGGAGAACTATTTGATGGTGAAAAAGGAATTAATGTTTTACCATGTCATTACAAGTTAGAATATATTGAATGGCAAGACAGAGGTGAGGGTTCTGGCGCTCCAGTTGGAATTCACCCATCATCAAGTGATGTAATGACTAAAACAAAGAGAGATGCTTCTTTCAAAGATAGATTACCAAGCGGTAATTATGTTGAAAAAACTGCAAGTCATTTTGTAATTGTTTGTGGTCAAACTCCAACTACAGCTTTAATTGCTATGAAATCTACACAATTAAAGATTAGTAGAAAATGGAATAGTATGATGGCTGGTATCAAGATGAAAGGTAAGAATGGATTATTCACCCCTGCATCTTTTAGTCACGCATATAAATTAAGAACAGTTCAACAGTCAAATGATAAGGGCACTTGGTTTGGTTGGGAAGTTAATAAAGTGGGACCTGTAGAAGATCCTTCTTTATACCAACAAGCTAAAGCATTTGCTGAAAGTGTTTCAAGAGGAGACGTAAAAGTGAAACACGGTGAGACTAATGGATCTGAAAAAGGATCTGAAGCTCATTTCTAATTCCTTTCGTTACAACAATGTGGGCAAGCAATTGCCCACATCACAATATAAAGGGCTAAATGGAAAGAAATTTTATAAAATATTTTACTGGATTGCAAAGAAACTTTGGTTTTGCAGACTTAACAAAAAATATAAAAGATCCAGCTACAGGTAAATTAAAACCAGAATATGGTTGGTCAAAGCAACCAATAACTGAACAAGATTATTTAGATCACTTAAGTGGTAATAAATCTATAGGTATACAACCTTGTGATGATGAAGGTATGGCAAGGTTTGGTGCCATAGATATAGATTCAAAAGATTACAAAGACTTTTCAATAAAAAAATATTTAGATTTAATAAAAAAATATGATTTACCATTAATTCCAATTAAATCAAAAAGTGGTGGACTACACCTTTATATATTTTTAAAAGAACCTATTAAAGCAATAGTCATCAAAAAATTTTTAGAAGGTTTATTATTTACATTACAGTTACCTTTAAGAATAGAAATTTTTCCAAAGCAAACAGAACTTGGTAAAGATGCTGAAGAAAATTTCATTAATGGTAATTTTATTAATCTTCCTTATTATAATAAGTCCGAAAGAGTAGCTATTAATTTTGATGGTAAACCATTTACATTTGAACAGTTTATAAAAGTAGTAGAGGCAAATTTAAAAACAGAAAAAGAATTAGAAGAGTTTTCATTAGCCCATGTGAAAGCTGTACTACAGGGAGGCCCATCTGAATTTGATGATGGTCCTCCTTGTCTACAGATGATGACTAAAGATGAATTGGATGATGGAAGAGACAGATGGTTATATAACTATATGGTTTTTGCTAAAAAGAAATACCAGGACAAGTGGGAAGAAATGGTTATTGATGCTCCTAAAAAATATTTTTTAAAAGATTCTAATGGATTAGTTATTGATGATTGGGGTGAAAAAAAAGTAAGAGATAAAATTAGATCTTGGAAAAAGGATTCTACTAAAGGTTATACGTGTACTCAAGAACCTATCGTAAATTTTTGTATGAAGACCGAATGTGCAAAAAGAAAATATGGATTCTTATCTGATAAAAAAGCTTTGTTTCCTAAATTATCTAGTTTAGTTAAAATTAAATATCCTGAACCTGAATATACATTCAATGTTGAATTACCTAATGGTGATTCTAAAAACGTAAAAGCAAAACATATTAAACAAATAGTTCTACAAGAAGAAATAAGGTCTATCATTGCAGCTGCTGCAGATTTTGTTCCACCAAAAGTAAAATCAAATGAGTTTCAAGAAGTATTAGATAATTTATTTCCTCCTAAAGAAGAACTACTTCCTCCTAAAGGAACTACTCCTGATGAACAATTAGCAGAGTATTTAAAAGAATATATTAATGGGCCACAAGCTAAATCTAATGCATCATTTAAAACTGGATCTGTATTGATAGAGGGTGATTATGCTTATTTTAAATATCAAAGTTTTTATAATTCTTTAAAAAATAAAGATTGGAGATTAGATAAATCTAAAACAGCTGAAAAAATAATACAAATTGGTGGTGATAAAGAAACTAAAATTAATATACCTAAAAGGTTTCCTAAAAAACCAGGAGAAAAAGAATCTCATGATCCAATTGATGTAATACAAATACCTATTAGCAAATTTAAAATTAAAACTTCTAAAGTTGAAATGATACCTGTCAAATCTAAAAAGGATATATTCTAATGATTAGAAAAGTATTAGGTCCTCCTGGGACAGGTAAAACAAGAAGACTACTTAATGAAGTAGATAACTATTTAAAACAAGGAATAACTTTAAATAAAATTGGTTATTTTGCTTTCACAAGAAAAGCTGCTAACGAAGCAAAAGAAAGATTTTTAAATATAAATAAAAATTATAATAAAACAGATGTTAAATTTTTTCAAACTTTACATTCTTTAGCTTTTCACACGTTGGGTATGAGTGAAGATAATGTTATGCAGCCAGTTCATTATGAACAAATAGGTAAAGAATTAAGTATTCGAGTTAACTATTCAAGTGATTCTGAAGAAAGTTGTTATATGAATTGTGATAATGAATATTTTAAACTTATTAATAAAGCTAGAGTTAAATGTATATCTATTGAAGATGAATTTAATACTAATGAATGGAGTAGAAGTATAGACTTAGATACCTTAAATCATATTAATTTAAATTTTATAAACTATAAGAAAGCTTATAATTTAGATGATTACACGGATATGATTGAAAAATTTGTAATCAATTCTGATAAATGTCCTTTATTTGAAGTTATATTTATAGATGAAGCACAGGACTTATCTCCAGTGCAATGGAAAATGTTTGATGTTTTAAAATCTAAATCTAAAGATTTATTTTTAGCAGGAGACGATGACCAGGCTATATTTGCATGGGCTGGAGCTGATGTTAATAGATTCATTGATGAACCAGCAGAGGAAGAGGTATTACAACAATCAGAACGTATACCTTTAGCTGTTCAAGAATTGTCTAACACAATATTAAATAGAATACAGGGTAAACGAAAAGAAAAAATATATCATGCAAAAAAAGATAAAGATGGAAACGTAGTGCAAGGTAATGTGACCACTATATTTGACATAGATAATTTAGACCTGACACAAGATAAATGGTTAATATTAACAAGGACAACTTATAGATCTGATGAAATATCTAAATTATTAAAAGAAAAAAGACTATATTTTAAGAATAGATATGGAAAAAGTATAGACAATAAACTTTATAAATCTGTATTGAAATGGACTGAACTAACTACAGGAAGTGAGATATCAATAGCAGACTGTAAAGACATATACGAGTATTTAGATCAAACTTTTAATGAAAAAAAATTTGAAAATAGAAGTTCTGTAAAAATAGAAGATATTGGATTTTCTCCAGGTGTCACTTGGTTTGATGCATTTACAAATTTAGATCAAGAAAAAGAATTATACATAAGGACTTTATTAAGTAATGGCGAAAAATTATCTGAAGAACCAAGAATAGAAGTATCAACCATTCACGCAGCAAAAGGTGGTGAATGTAGAAATGTTATTCTTATATTAGATAATGCAAGGAAAATAAGGGAGTCTATGGAAACAAGCATAGACAAACAGGACGAAGAACATAGGGTTTGGTACGTTGGTGTAACAAGATCTATGGAAAATCTTTATATATTAAAATCAAAAAAAGAATGGAAAGGTTATCAACTATGAATAATAAAGTTTTTTTCAAACAAATAGGAGGTGCGCATTATAAAAAATATAAAATACAACCTTCTTTATTTATTAATAAAAATAAGATACTGTTCGCAGAAGGTAATGCAATTAAATATATTTGCAGACACCAAGATAAAGGAAAAAAAGAAGATTTATTAAAAGCTATACATTATATACAAATGATTATTGAAAGGGATTATGAAAATACCTCTATTTGAAGCACAAAAAGAATGGGTCGAACCAGAAGAATTTCCGGATCTACGTTCTTATGATGAAATTGCAGTCGATTTAGAAACAAGAGATCCAGATCTTAAAAAGAAAGGATCAGGTTCTGTTATAGGTAATGGTGAAGTAATTGGTATTGCCGTTGCTGTACCAGGAAGATCTTTTTATTT